CTGAGTCATCACCGATAACAAACGTAGGAGCATACCCGTTAGTCAACGTGAAGTCCATACCTGTTACGATAGCAGCTTCCGCTAGTGAAGAACCGTGAGTGGCGATCTTTAGGCTACCAGAGTAAGCGTCGAAAGGTGCAGCACCTGATGCAGCATCTTGAGTTTTCTCTGTAGCACCGATGGTCATATCTTTACCGACAACACCAAAAGTAGTTGATACCATCTGGTTAGGTGCTAGTGAAACACCTATAGAGTTTACAGTACAACCTGTGAACAAACGTGCTTGGTCGATGTCAGCCGCATAGTCCTCAACAGAGAAGAACTTAGGTGTTGTGCCAACTTTAAGAACGTCACTTGACCATGTGTTAAGCATAGCAGCTTCTAGCCAGTCGTCGTAGTCTGCATCACGTAGATCAACAGCAATGTCGCCGCCTACTTGACGGTTACCGTGACGATCAACACGTGGCATACGGTCGGACTGGATGTCGTTACCAGCAACACGATCTTTGGTTAGGTTTAGTGAGTGAGTAGAAAAAGGTAAGTTTGTAAAGTTACCAGCAGGTGTCGTACCAAATGTGCTTTCTACGATATACGACAAGCTAGAACGTGAACCCTGTGCAAAGGCCATGAGTTATCTCCTAATTTAATTATAAGCGTACCAACCTATTGATACAGGAACAAAGTAGAAAGGACTATCAACGATGCCCTGAGTTCTCTCTGCGTAGTCAATGTTTATGGTTTTACTGTTGTGAGTAAGTTTTGTTGTGGCCTCAAACGCTTCCATTACGTTCTTAGCTAACGTATCTGCTGCCGCTGGGCCAGCACCCTCTGGGACATAGCAGTTAATAGTAAAGATACCATCGTATCTCTGCTGTGGATTTAAGCCCCGTACAGTGGGCCTACGAGTAATAGGGATATAGGATACCTCTAGGTAGCTTTCCCCTGTTGTAGGGCTAAATGAGACGTTCTCATAGGCTATTGACGGTACGTCCGTTATATTAGCCAGTTGACTTTCTAAAGCAGCCCTAATGTCTTTATGTATATCTGCCATATTTGTTCCTCAACTGGTCCATAACTTTAGAGTGTTTAGCGTCGACATACCTAGCATGAGGCGCACCATTACGAAGCACCAGTCTGGTTGTGTTATAGAAGTCAATTCTATTTATGTCCGACATCATTTGCTGAGTAGATTCTTGAGCCATTGCCCTAGCAAACGCTTGGTCACCCTTACGTCTAGGTCTACCGTGAGATGATTTACCCCGTGGACGGCCTCTGCGACCATCGGTAATTTGCCAAGATGTTATAAAGGCCCCCGTATCTACGAAATACTGACTTAACGCAGGTGCGTCTACAGCCATGTTTCTAGCAACAGCTTCAAGCGTTTCAGCAGGGAACTCTTTTAATCTTTGCTTCTTGTCATAGAAAGACCTGTTGACAACTATCTTCATTACTCAGCTACCTCACAAGTGTACATAACGGCATAACCATTGCTGTAGTGAGTAGTAACACGAGTAATATGAACCTTGTCACCAAAACCAGAGATACTGTCGCCATCATCAGGTGCTATAGAAAGACCTAAAGCAGATATAACGCATCTTCGAGTACCACGACGAATTTCGTTGTTGTTGATACCCTCTTGAAAGTTGTAGAAGTAAGCAGTAACCGTGTAGTCTGTCGTAGCTCCACCAGTGATAGTACCTGTAGCAGGGTCATACGATCCAGATGATGTTTGCTTATGTAACGTGACTTCTTTGCCGAAGTCCTTAATTAAGTTGTAAGGATCAAAGGATCGAAAAGACATCTAGAACTCCTTAGTCGTAATCTGAGCCGTAGTCATCTCCACTGTAACTTGGTGGGTTACGGAAACGATCTCGACGGAATGATGGAGTAATTCGGTTAGTGTTTGCTCTCACAGCATCAACACCAGTTTTTGTGATGCCACCTGCTTTGATGCCTACAGTAGCACCAGACTTCTTACCTTGGTATTCTAGGCTTTCTGCCAGCTTACTGTATTGAAGCGATAAATCACTGTAGTCTGCGCTAACAGCACCATCAATAGATGTGTTAACTTTTCGTGCATACTTAGATGATACTAACCTAGCACAGAATGCAGCAGCAAAGTAGACGTTATCGTTGTTTTGGGCTAGAGCGAAAAAGACCTCTTCGTTCTGAACCTGTTGATCGTTTGTGTCAGTGTCCCCAAGTAACAGTCGGACAGTGTTAAGACGACCAGAGGCCGTTGTTGTCCTTAGATCAGTTTCCTCATAGCTCCAAGCCATCAATCTACCTCATAGTGTCCATAGTTTCTACGCCAGCTACGAATAAGCCCACGCTGTTTATCAAGTATCTTAGACTTCTTACACTTTTGCTTTTCAAAGGCAGCATTGTTAGATGTCTTAGCTTTGACCTTAGCATTGATTGCGTCTACCACTGCATGTAAACCATCAATATTTAATTCTTCTAGTCCGTCACCAGCTTTAACCTGTTTCTCTAGTTCAGCATTGTGATGCAACACACGTTGGTTGTACAGCGTCATCACGTTGCGCTCTGGCATGGACATCTCTTTCCACTTGAACTCTTCACCAGCTTGCCACTGTCGTCCAGCAGCCTCTAGGGGTACACGAACAAATAGTGGGCGGTCGAATTGGAAAGGCATTTCATCTTGTCGGATCATCGGGGTCTCCTAGTAATTAGAAATAAGGGGGACCGAAGCCCCCCTCAAGGTAAATAGCTTATGCTACTACCGCTTCAAAGAAGTAACCCAAGTCTGCGCTTGTAACTTTCATGTCATAAGACATTTTAACTTGGATGTGTTCTGCAACCTGCATACGCTTAAGTGCGTCATCAGAGTATGATTCAACTGTGATACCCAAGTTGTTCACACCGTCTAGGTTGTTCCATGCGAATGTTGCACCAGCCATTGGTGTCATCAGACCAGCATTTGGAGCAACGTGTGCCAACAATGCGTTCTTACCACCGATGAAGCTGTTAGATTCTGCAACACCTTCTACAGATGTGTTCTTGACCGCTTCCATGACGTAGAAGTTTTCTACCTCGAAGATTTCAGCAAGTTTAGCATTTGTGATAAGTGCTGTGTTTGCAACAGTTGCACCACCGTTTAGACGTGCTAGGATGTCTGGGTGGTTGATCAAGATGTCACGTACTTCTTTACCGACAACCATTGTGTTTGGCTTGAAGCCGCCAGATTTCAACTGCATAGTACGACGAGCGTCTGTGACGTTCTTAATTGGTGTACCATTTGTGTAGTCTGACCACAAGTTTGTTGGTGTGTTGTCTGTACCCCAGATACCTGCTGCAAAGAAGGCATCAGCGAAACGCTCTTCACGGTCAATCAACAAACGGTTTGTCAATGTAGCAGCACCTGCTGTACGGATTTCTAGGGCTGCATCTTCGTTAGCAAGTGTCTGCTGGTCGAAGTCCATACCTAGGCCGTATACGTCAGCGTAGTAGCTTCCTGTTGATAGTGACATACCGATGCGGTTGACTTCTGTGCGTGGTGCAAGAGCCTTAACATCACCTGTACGGTTCATGTTGTCACGGTCATAAATGTAGTATTTGTCAGATTGTTTCTGAACGCCTACAGTTGGGAAAACCTTATCAGCGATAAAGTTCTCTTGAGATTGTACATGAGCAATCGTTAGGTTTGTCAACGGTTGATCAATATGTACTGAACTTGGAGTTAGCAATGGCATTGTGTTATATCCTTCCTATTGCTGGTTACGCTGGTACTACGTTACCACCTTGGATCAACTCGATAGCCATAACCTGACCGTCTACTGCTGATTCCAAAGCGTAACCTAGAACGACATCACCTGCTGCTGCGGTAAGTGCGTCACCAGAAGCGTCTGTTTGAATTTGTGCGCCAGCAGCAATAGTACCACCTGACGTTACCATAACTTTACCAGAGATTGCTACTGTTGCAGACTCACCTGCTGCTGGATCGTTCAATAGAACACCAATAGCACGTTCACCAGCAGCGTCAGCTAGGTCTACTTTACCATCTGACTCTAGTGTTACGAATTTGAATTGTGCTGATGATAGGTCCTCGCCAGCCTCGAATGTCCGTGTGTCACGGGTTTGCATTACAGCCATAATTATTCCCCTTTATAGCTTTTATTGATAAGAGCTTTACCTTCGTCGGTCTTAGCTACGGCAGCATATGCTTTTGCGTAGTCGCTCTTCTTTAACTTGTTTTCGTCCATGTAAGATTTTACAAGAGACTCTAGTTTGTCAGCAGCAGTAGCAAACTCACCATCTGCGTCTGACTTACCAACTTCTTCCATGTTCTCTGCGAATACTGCATCAGCAGCCTTTAGAGTTTCCATGACACCCTCAACTTCACCGAACTCAGCGACAAGGGATTTAGCAACATCTTCTGCAAAGTGTGGTAGAGCTTCTTTAGCACGTTTTGATAGTTCAGCGTCTGCTTTCGCAAGTTCAGCTTCTTCTAGTGCTTTTAGAATTACCGCAGGGATGTCTGCTTTATTTACTTGTTCTCCGTTGTACTCTAGGTACTCAGGCTCAACTTTCTTTTCGATTGAATCAGACTTGATGATGAAGCCGTTTTCGATAAGAGCCTTACGCAAATCCTCGTTCTGGATTTTCAGGGTATCGTTCTCAGCTTTCAGCAGGTCCATTTCGTCGATCTCAGCTACAACTGGATCAATCTCTTCTGCTTTTTCTGTAGGCTCTTCCATGTTCAGAGCTTTCATAGCTTCTGCACGGTCACAACCTTTTTCTTTCATGTAGGCTTTGACTTTTTCTTCATCGTAGCCCATTTTTTCTAGGTTTTCGCTCATATCTTCCTCTTGGGAGTTGTCACGCTTAAATAGAGAGACCATTGCCTGTGCATTAGCGGGACGGTCAACTAAAGATAGTTCTTCCAATTCAAGCTGTTTAAGTAAGTTAGGCATCATAGTCCTCTTTAATTGCACGACCCCCGATAGAGAAGGCCGCAAGTTCACCAGATTTAACCTTAGCCCAAACGTCATCGTCATAAACTTTAAACGCTACGATCCAGCCTTCACGGTCACTCTGAATGCCAAGGGATTCACCAATCTCTTTAGTGACTGGCATGGAGTGGATAACCGCCCCAATCTGATCCCCTTTGTGCATCTCTTTACCGACACGTACATGTTCCATAAACTTGTTTACAGCACGTACAAGTGTGTCAGCCTCAATTACATCGCCTTGGCGGTCAACTACTGGTTCACCCTTTTCGGTTACTACAGAGGCCCAGCCATAGACCATGCGTTGTTCATCGTCAGCCTTTAGGATTTGGCCTTCAATATCTTTTGTCATACTTCCCACAGTACTACTACTCCACATACGGCACGACCAATATCGTGCGCTAGTTTTATCTGTCGCTGTATCGCAAGAGTGTCGGCTACGGAAGTTAGCACGTGCCTTTGGATCATCACGACGAATTTCCATGTTAGGATCACCGAAGGTAACCTTAACGGTTCGGTCTCCATCTTTAACGTACACACCAAACTTCTTACTAGAACCTTTAGGTAGTCGAAAAGGTTTGTTCAGCGGTTTGTCAGCTTTATCTACAACATATGCATCGTCGTTGATATACTCACGTTTCTTAGTGCTGCTTGGGTGACCAGATGGAAGAAGGTCTTTATCGTGGTTAGCAGACTTAGAACCACTAACAATGCGTAAGAAGCTATTAACACGTGCCATAGCCCATTGCTCAGGGGAACTAACGTTAGGGCGTACAGAACTAGGGTTCGTTCTATAAGCACCAACACCACGGTTGTATACTTGTTGCA